TAGCAAGACAATACTGCAATATCATCAACAGAATATCCTTTTGATAATAATGTCTGATAAAGTTTTACAGTATATTCAACAAGTTTATCTTGAAGAATCGGCATAAATATATATGACTGATCTTCGCCAAACACTTGCATACCTGTTTTGGTCTTATCTAAATATTCAGTACCAGTTCGTGTATCTGTCGCAACCGTAGATAAACCACCTTTACCATAACGGAATACCTTATCAAGTGTGATAGTAGGAATATTCTCGCATTTCAACAAATCATAAAGTACATTACCAGCACCAACAGAAGGAATCTGTGCATCATCACCAATAAGGAGTAATTTTGTTTTCTCAAAATCTATAGCTTCAAGCAATTTTCTAAATAAGAAAATATCTACCATTGAAAACTCATCCACAATTACTACATCGTACGGCAATTTATTCTCTTCATTAAATCCCCAATCAGCAGGTGGCATATACATAAGACCTCTATGAATTGTCATAGCAGTTTCATTTGTAAAACCTGACAGTACCTTTGCAGCTCTACCAGTTGGTGCTAAAAGTAAATGCCTTTTGTTATAAGCATTTAACATATTTACAAATGCCTGTGTGCTTGAAGATTTACCACTACCACCATATCCAACAAGAAGAACAATGTTATTTTCACACATATATTGTGATGTTTTACACTGATTATCAGTTAGTTTAAAACCATCAAGTTCCTGAAATTTTGAACAATCACACTCCCATTTTGTATGTATCTGCAATCCTTCTTTTATTCTCTCTGCTATATATTTCTCTGTTTCATATGTTTCTTTCTTACATACACTTAATAATTCTCTATCGAATATTACATCATTATCACCTTTAAGAATAAGCGGCAAGTTGCTTTTTGCTTCTGGGACTAATACATCAAACTGTTTCTTCAAATCACCAACATGCATATATGTATTACCATTATTTTCATTCTCATCAAGTAGATAATCTACACAAGCTTTCGCTCTCTGATATGATGTTATAAGATCAAATCCAAAGAACAAAACTGGTTTTCCCCCATTCTTCTGACATTCTTTACTATCCTTATCCAATGTCAATAATAGAGAATCAGCAGTTTTAAAACCAATCCCTCCTAACCTACAAAGACACTGATATGGTTCTTCTCTAATAACTTCCTTGATTTTGTCAACAGAAGTATATTTGTCATACAGTTTTTTTACTGTTGAAAGATTAAATAATCCTCTGAATTCTTCTACAATTTCAGCTAATTTGAAATTCTCTATGACTTTATTCTTAATAACATTGAATGTATAATCTTTAATACCTTTCGTTTTTGATAAATCAATGTCATCTAATCTGTTATTCATTATTCTATCTACGATGTCGGGATATGCTTCTAATAACACATCTGTCTGATTTGGTGTAAGAATTTCATATAAGAAATTCCGTGTTGCAGCTAATGTAGTAGGTTTCTCTCTTTTAATATTAATTACATCGTATCCGACTCCATGAGAATCGGATACCTCCTTTGCTTTTACAATGTAATCTACTCCAAGATTGAGTTCTGAAATATTACCTTTAATAGTTGCTGTGCCATATTTTCCAATCTGTACATCGGGATATTCAAATGAATTGACAGAAACACCATATATTTTGAAGTCAGTAGAATTATATACAAGTCTTTCTGGTACACATTTAAATTCAATTATTTTATCCAACTTTACATCTCCTTCTAATATACATCCCACTTCTTTACTATTCTCTCTTTTTCATCCGTTTTAATCCAATCGCCGCCAACCTTCTTCATTTTATTTCTCTCACCAAATTCTTTTACATTGATGACATTACCTGCTATAAATGGGGATTCAATGAATGACTTTCCAGAAGTAATTTTTGTTTTAAGATACTCACCATCTCTCATGTTATAAAGCATAAGGTATGGTTTTGTTTTATCCTTATAGAACTTACACTCAAGAACATAATACATATCTTTTGGTGCTTTCGGATTTTTGTACATTATATTTCCAAGATACTCTTGCTCATATACAATCTGTTCTTTTATTGATAATGATTTATTCTCTAAACCGCTTATCATAAGTTTAACAAGTTTGTCCTTGTCAACATTGCTATACTGTTTAGGTGTCTCTTTCTCTGCGCATTTTCTTACATCTTCTTCTCTAATGTTCAGTGATGCAATTTTATCTTTTTTCAATGTCTTGCATTTTCCTAATAAATTGTACATATCAATAATTGACAACAAATATTTATTCTTGCCAAACTCAGAAAAGAAATTTAGTGTCGTAAGAATATGTAATTGTCTATCATCCACAGATGTTTTTGAAATAATATCAGAAAGTAAATCGACAAAATTATCATAATGATTTTTAGATAATTCATATAATTCATCTGCAATCTGATCATTACAATATTTTATAGAAGAGATTCCTTGATAAATGGCATTTTCGTCTTTATCCATGAAATACTGTGCTTTAGATTTGCCAAATTTTATTCCTTTGATTTCTATTCCCTGCGATTTGATATATTCTTTGATGTTTGACATTTTTTCATTATTGTCTACATAAACATTCAACGCTGATGTTAATAGCTCAATTTTATGATAATATCTTAACCATCCAATAAATAGACCTATCATACTATATGGAACGGAATGATTTCGTGAAAACAAATAATTAGATGCATCTTCGATTACTACCAAGAATGACTTTATAGCCTCTCTTGCTTCAGCTTCGGTCATTCCATACTTCTCTTGTGCAATTGCAATAAATCCTGGAATATATCTATCATCTTTATTACCGTGAATATCTACCATATATCCACCATTTTCAATGATAGGTATATCTGCTTCAGTACCTGTTTTTTTAGCAAAATGTCTACGGACAATATCTGCCTGCCCCATAGTAAAGCCACAGAAATCATGCAAGAAATCAATAATCTGCTCTTGATATACTAAGTAACCAAGTGTAGGCTTCAAAAACTCATTAAGTGCTTCGTTGCCATTATCTTTGTAAATACCATTAAATAGCTGTTCTCTATAAGATTCGCCTGCTGGTCTGATAGCACCACTGACCATAGCCATTACATCAAGATATGAGATGTTATCATTCTGTGCTTTAATATTCTCCAAAGTTTCTTTACTAAGTGTTCTTTTTAATGAATCACTTGCAAAACCACTTTCAAACTGAAATATTAAGGTTGTATCTTCTGCTATTGAGTTAATAACATTTTCATCTGAGAAATTAACTTTATCAGGTGTTAAATAGTCTATACCTGCAAGTTTGCAAGCACCATCAATTAAGCCAACGGCATTTAATCCTAACAAATCTAGTTTTACATAATTTAAAGAATCAATTTCGTGCATATCTATTTGACTTACAGGACGAGGATCTGATGTAATAGATAATGTTCCAAAATCATATCTTATATCTGTAGGACTACAAACAATTCCTGCTGCATGTCTGCCAAGTGATGTAATTGTTCCAATTACCATATCAATATATTTAAACATTTCTGGATATTGTTCTCTGATTTCTTCTGGCATATAATCCTTGCCTTTATCATCAGTTTCTACCATATTTGATAATTCCTGAGTTTGATCAGGAGTCATCCCATATGCTCTACCAACATCTTTTATCGCTGCTTTTAACTGAATTGTATTAAAAGTAATAATGTTGCAACAATACAAACCTTCCTTATTAAATAGATACTCACGCACTTTATATCTATCTTCTGCGTAAATATCAGTATCTACATCAGCCAATGACATTCTTTCAGGATTCATAAATCGTGAGAAGTTAAGCTTATATTTAACTGAATCAACATCAGTACATTTAATCAAATATGCAATCTCACTACCAGATACAGAACCTCTTGAACATCCATAGTGCATATTATTTTTCAGCAGCCAATTCTTGTAATCTGAATCGAGTAACATAAAATCAATAGCGTCATTATGTTTATATGTTTCTAACTCTTCCTGTATCCTTGGAATATACTCTGTTTTATAATTTGGGAGTTTGCTTATTCCACGTTCTTTTACACCTTGAACTATTCGTGCCTTAAATTCTTTCTCAGCATCAGGATATAATCTTGGATATTTATTACTATAATCTAATTCATATGATTCAATATTATCTGCGAATCTATTTGTTTCTTCGATTGCATCAAGATAAATTGATTTGGGTAATGCATTCTGTAATTCAAAGGCAGTAACCATATCATCATAAGATTTCCATGATAAATCACACGCATCCTCGTCATGGAAATTAATATTTTTTGATTTCTGCATTACTGCTCTACCCATCATATGATCCTTATCAATAGCATGTACATCGCTTGTAGCAATAAGCTTCATTCCATATTTCTGAGCAATTCTATACAAATACTGATTGTAATAAATCTGAACGTCAAAATTATGTGGCTGTATTTCCAACCAACATCTATGCTTATTTTTAATAAGGAATTTCAGAAATCTTTCCTGTACTTCTTTCGTTCCTTTGCATAACATACCTGCAACACAAGCTGTTAATACTAAAATATTATCTGATGTATTCTCAAGTTCCTCTAAAGTAATTCGTGGATTATAATAAAAATGACCATCATTACGATTAAATGAATCAGAAGAAAGTTTGTTAAGTTCTAATACCCCATCATAATTCTTTGCGTATAAGCAACAATGATAATTGTCTCTTTGCAGATTATCCATATCAATTTTTTCTGTTACATAGAATTCTTCTGCATTAATATATTTCAACCCAGCCTTTTCACATGCCTGCCTTTTTGCAACATTATGAAGGACTGCGCCATGCTCTGTAAAAGCAATGGCTTTCATTCCTTCTTCTTTTGCTTTATCAATATAAGCTTGAAAGGGTGTGATTGAGTCAACTTCAAGACCGCTATATGGGTTAGAATCCATACTATGTAAATGTAATACTGTTAAATTACTCAACTTCTCACCTACCTATGTCTATAAACTATTTACAAATGCTAATAAATCATCTTCGTCTGTATCAGAATCAGATTCAGCTTCTTCTTTGAACAATTCCTTCTCTTTTAAATACTGATCATACGGTTTATGTAATGTCCTAGAATATCCTGAGAGGGTTGCCAATCTAAATTCATCGGCATCTGTCACTTCTTGCCAAAAGATATTTTCATCTTCACTATCTTTATATTCTCTCTCTTTAGAGTTAATTTCTTCGACTGTATTGATAATGTCTTCTTTTAAATCGTTAATCTTTTCTTCTGTTAGAGGTACTTGTACATAACAATCATGGATTTCAAATTTTTCTCTAACCTCATCTGGTAAGCAATCAATATTGTTGTTTAACACCATCTCATCAACATATTTATCAATAGCATCTTCATATCCGAAATTTTTCAACCACATCTTTGCCGTATTGATAAGACTTTCGCCTATAGAATTTCTTTCTATATATCTATCTTTTTTCTTTCCATTTTTCTGTTCAATGGTGACTGTGACATATTTTAAGAAATTCCATTCGCATACAATATCTTCCAATGGAATTTTTAATGCTTGTCTAATACCTTCAGCATAAATAACTAACTGACCACACTCTGCATCAATTTTTGCCCCTTGATAACGTGTAGATGTTTTCCAATCTACAATATGCACACGCTTTTTCTCATTGCCATCTTCATCTTTGTATGGCTCAATATAAAGCATATCAATATATCCTTGCATATAAATATCATCAGATATTTTGATTGTAATAAAATGTTCAACTTTATGTGGGAAAGTAATCAGATTATGATTTTTAAAGAAATATCTAATGCAATTTTCATATTTATTTGCTATTGCATCATTTTTATCAGAATCACTTCGATTGTATTTGAGTTCTGCACAATTCATTGTAAATAAGCTATCTTCATATAAATCTGGCATATCCTCATATTTAATTTTTCCAGTATATAGCTGCTCAATAATATCATGTACATTACCACCAGATACACAATAAATACTATTTGTTCTATCTTCTTTCTTGTGTAGGATGTATTTCAAAAAATATTCCCATCTATCTTGTTTGTAACAATGGTATCTTGACCATGACCATAATGTATCAACACCAAATTTGTTACAAATTTCTGTTAATTCTTTGCTTGTCTTTCTTGCCAATCTCTTAACTTTCTCCTTTCTGACTCGTCATATAAAACACGATGCTTGAGAAGGAAATTGTATACTTTATTGGGCATATCAGCAGGGCTATCTTTACTACCTTTCTTAATCAAATCCCAACGATCATATATGTAACTTACTTTTCTAATAGGATAAAATTTGTCACATTCCTGTCTAATACGGTTTATATCAATTCCTTCGTCTAATGCCACGACAATCTCTACATTCAAGCTAATCAGTATCCTAACTTGTTCTTCTGTAAATTCACAATTTCCTATTGCAACAGCCGTACCATCTTTTCGTGAATACCTTTTAAGCACTGATTTCTGTGCTTCTAATGCAACGCACAAACCAGCTTCTTGAATTGTTTGATAATTCTCATTTAATCCATATACATTTATCCCTTTTGGATATGTTTTGGATAATTTAAAAAACTTTGGAATATCAAACATCTCATAATTTGGTACAGTGGTTCTTCCACTGATACCTATATATTCATTGTCATCTCCATCCCACTTTCGTTCAGGAATAACAATTCGTTTTCTATCATATGAATATCCAATGTTAAATCTTTTACATGCAAAAGGCATAACGCCTTCACGAACCCAATCAATATATGGTAAATCAGTATATTCTTTCATACATGAATCATCATACACTGGAACATCTTTATCAATTGTGTATCTTTGGCGTTTCACCTTTTTGAAGATTGCTAATGGATCTTTCTTATTATCTTTGTTGTCACCCTTGCTATATGAATATTTTAAACCTAAAATATTGTGGAGATATTTATTAGCTTTTCCAAAAGATATACCTTTTATTGTCATAACCAATGTAAAAATATCTCCACGCTTATTTTCTTCCGAACTTCTAATTGCCACTGATAATGTATCTTTTTTCACACATATAGCAGTTTTATTATTACCTTGTGGTAAGGCGGCTCTCCATTCAGTAGGATATTCGTGTAGTCCATGACACTCCAACGATAATAAAATCTGTTCTATACAATTATTCTCTATAATGTATTCCTTTAGTTCATCTGCATTAATACACGCTCACCGCCTCCATCACAAATTATGAAACATTCTTCTTATATTCCCATCTATAACCACCAACAGTCTTTCTTTTATGTTGACAACACTTAGTAATACTTCCACTATCCAGATTAAGTTCTATTGCAGCGTCTTTCGTTGATGGGAATACTTTTATAGTTTCATTTGTATCCTTATTGATTTGAACAATAGGTTTCTTATTCTTCTCCGCTGTTTTCATTATTGAATTCATTGATGGTTTGTACCAACTTCTACTATCAAGAAGTTTTTTAATACTTTCTTGTGTATGATGTTTCCCATAAAAAGGATTATCTTCCCCTACACATTTTCCTGTCCTTGAAGCACTAATTTTCTGTAATGTTTCTTCTGTATGTTTTTTACCATACATAGGATTATTCTCTCCTTGAATATCTTTCGAATGTTGTTTACACCATTCTTCTGTATGCTTTACACCTGCAACACCATCACCACCAATTGTAATATTGTATCCAAATTCTCTATTGTTAGATTTCAATTTTTGTATCAATATCTTTTCGAAATTATTAGCTTCTTCTTTTGTTAAATTACTTGCAACAACCTCGTGATAGATGTTATCCCACCCATATTTCTGAATTGCATTATAGAAATATTTCTGAGAATAATATCCAAATCCATTTCGCCATCTTTCACAAGGTTTTTTGCTAGTAATTCCAACATAATATTTGTTGCTTGGTGTAATATGTATATAAACGCTCCATGTCATATTAATCACCAATCCTGTACAATATTGCAAATACCAATATCTTTATTTGTATTTGTACTAAAATCAAATTCACTTATAATTTGGAAAGCATCGGTTTGACCAAACCTATTTTTAGGAATAAAAGTAATCATATAATGTTTATCTGGTTTTAACTTAAATGGAATTTTACTTTTACCATTAACTCCATCAAATCTATAACCCACAATCTCATGTTTGCCACCCTCGAATTCATCTTCAAAAGGTCTACGGATCATCAGATTTACACTCATAACATCTACAATACTTTTACCAAGACCAATTTCATTATTTGTTAAATATCTCATTTTGATACTAGACTTACCAAGCTGATAAGTTACGAATAGCCCAACATTTTTTGCTGTTGGCTTTACAACGTCATATAGCTTAACCATATCTCGTGTCATTGACTTATATATCTCATCAGTCTTTGCATCAAAACTTTCTTTTAAAGTATCAAGAACAAAATATCTAACACCTAGACTTGCATATTTTTTTATCAATTTAATTACAATATTTACTGAATATCTCTCAAGAGGAACTATTGTAATATTTTGTTTCTCTTTTTTGTCTTCAATCCATTCAGCAACTTTTCTGAGCTGTCCCATTGTCTCTTCATCAAATTTACCATCACGCAATTTGTACTTTGGTAAATCAAATTTAAAGACATTATTAGCAACCCATATAACTAATTCTCTTTGAACTTTTGTCTGATCTTCCTCATTGATAAAAAATACAACCTTTTCATCATAATGAAGAATTGATGGAATAATATAATTCATAGCAGTTGTAGATTTACCAACACCTGAATTAGCACCAAGACCATAAATATTCCCATCACAATTGAATCCACCTATTTCCTTATTAAGAATGTCACAATTATGTAATGGCAATCCAACGCTTTTGCCAGAATTCAAATCGTCAATAAACTGATTAATTCCTTCGCAAGCATTGTAGGATTCAACGTCTCTTGCAGCATTTACAAAAATGTGATTTATCATTGCTTCATATTCTTCATAAATTTCATCCAATGACATATCACAAAATTCATTAATACGATTGCATACAGGGAAGTTGTTTTTTAACATAACAAGGACAGTTTTCCATTTGTAAAGCTCTTTTACATACCCATCCATATTACTGACATTGACATATTCTTTTGCTTTGTCAATTGTCTCATAACCACCGTAGTCGTCATATTCCTTCTTTAGTTTTGGATGTTTTTCAAGATACAAACCAACAGTCATATCATCTAAAACAGACTTTTTCTCAACAACCAATAAATCACTAGCGATTTGCCAATAAACACGCCACGTATTTTCACTAAAATCTTCTAATTCCAGTGTATAATCAAAAAATAATTCGGGCTGTTTATATAGAATCGCTACTATATTAGCCTCTGCTATTACTTTATATTCTTTGATTTGCTTTGCTGCTTTTAATACTTCTTCTTGATAAGGCGTTAATTTTTTATTCTCTTTTTTTGTAGTAGCCAATTAATACCTCCTCAGAACAGTTTTTTCATTCTATCGCTTGTTTCTTTCGTCTTTTTTACATAGCTTGCACTATCATGGTTCTGATTTTCATATTCTACATTTTCAACTTTTGTTTTTGCTCTTTCTGCTCTCTGCAATCTCAAATATACATCGTTGATTTCAGGTTCAATCATTTTCATAATAAGATTGATTTTATGTTTTTCATCTTTGATTTTCTTTTCATTCTCATGTAAATATGTAACAATTTTTCTCTTACACAACTTAAAAGTACATAAAATTGTGTAATCATCATAATTAGCTTTTGCTTCATGATTATTATTCGCTATATGTTCGCCACGTTTAATACCTTGTAGCTTTAATGCGAGATACTGTGGAAATTTCATATTATCATCGTATTCAAGAATCTCTTTCTTTACATACTCACATAGTTCAATCCACTGCTCGTTATCTTTCTTTTTTACATTTCTCATTTACCAAATCATCCTTTCTTAAAAACTCCAACAGGCAATTAACCTGTCGGAGCATAATTTTAATTAGGCTAACTGTAATTTGGCAAAATCAATTAACTCTGTAAGAGTATCTGGTGACTGCATTTCAAGATTCTTTAATGAAACATCCTTATCCTTCATCTGCTTGTTTACTTTGAGCAAAGCATCTTTATTATCCTTGAGTGACTTTAATACATCTTTAAATTCAGCAGCCAACTCTTCTGCTTTCTCAGCTTTGTCAACCATAGAATCTGTAGAAGTCTTTAAGTCATTCTTGTATGATGTCTCATTTGTCTCAAGATCATGCATTGACTCAAAATAATCCTTCCAAATATCATAAGATGGGTTCTCAATAATCTGTCCAACCTTAGTTACATTTGTTCTGTCCTTCTTAACCTTTGCAAAATAACGAACATCCTCACCATTCTCTTCCTTATAGAACTCAAGGATTGTATCATAATCAAATTTAACTGACTTATGCATATCAGGCTTAATACCAACTAACTTACGGTTATCGCCTGTTCCTTCATATACTTCTGTTGCCTGTGCAACTGACACTACATGCTTACCCTTTGCAGAGAGATCAATCTTAGCCTGCTGAAGCTTCATGTTAATAATCTTGATACGTCCCCACTGTCTCTGAGAAACTACTGTATCGTCAACATCCCCACCCTTTCTACGAGCTTTCTTCTCTTCAACTTCTGTAGCTCCAACCTGCATTGTTGCATAAAACTTAGTCTCTGAGTCGATGTCAAGTGTCTGAATCTCATCCGAATCTACTGCTTCGTCAATATCATCCTCTAAATCATCAAGATCTGATGTGTCGTCTACTAAAATAAGATTGTTGTAAGTCTTACCATTTGCTAATGTAATATCCTTACCCTCATAGTGAGCAATACCTGTCTCTGAGTCGATACATGCAACCTTTGGGAATGTAAGAGCAAACCATGACTTACCAGAACCCTCATAACCATATGCTAAAAATTTTCCACCAATCTTTGCTTCTCTTGCTTTTCTAAATGCCAATTTTTTGTCCTCCTAAAATGTATATATTCTTTTGATAAAATGCTCACCCTGTATTAAACAGGGCAAGCGTATTTTTTAGTTCATGCCTTCAAGCATTGCAAGAAGGTCATCATCTTCTGATGAAGTTTCCTCACTCTCTGAATCTGTATCATTATCTGAACTTGGTTCTGCACCAGCATCAAGTAATGCCTGCTCGTAGAAATAAAGGTCGTCCTCATCATATTTACCATCTTCAAATGCTACAGTAGGCTTTCTATCGTCACCAGTTCCCACATATGTAATGTCAGGCTTTACAATAATCATTCTTCTCTCACGATTACCATTACCTACTGCAATCTTTTTCTCTGCTTCCTCTTCTGAATACAGTCCCATCTCAATAAGTTCTTTAATATCATCAGGAATATCATCTTCTGTAATATTTACAGTAGATCCACCCTCTACTAAATTACCTGTAACTGTAATCTCAGTAATTTTACCCTTCTTAGGCTTGAAAAATCTCTGAAGCATCTTAGCTGTAATCTCTGGATTCTCATTAATAGCAACTTCAAATGTCTTAGGATATGTGACATTTTTCTTAACTTCAATCTTCTCTCCGTCAATCTTAGGCTTTCCAACATAGTCAACAACATATGCTGCCAGTTCCATAGTACCCTTATCATCATTCTTCTTTCCGATACTCTTTGAATCAACAAGAATTGTCTGTGAGAATGTAGCCTTGAAATCTGCCTCATCGTCAATTTTTGAAAGTACAATAGATGTAATCTCTTTCTTTGTAGAAACATTACCTTCATACTCACTGTAACCGATTGTACCCTTTACATTTACAATCATTCCGTCCTCAAGATGCTCATTTAGATACTCTACTGCATCATAAGCTGTGAGGAACTTCTTATATACAGTCTTATCCTTTACATCTTTCTCAACACCAACTGTTAAGAATGAAGAATCTGAAATGCTATCATACAGAGACTCATCAAGACGATCCTCCCACGCAATCTCTACTGACTTGCTCTTTCCTGCATCGTCTTTCTCATCCTTACTGTAAGCACGAATTACATTATCCTTATCAGGGAAGAAACCACTTCTCATCTCTGCATATACTGTATTACCGTTTCCACAATCAACACCTACATACATACTGTTATCTGTCCAACCAGAATCATAACTATTGTCAAGATTGAATGTCTTGTCTGTTACTTTTACACGACCAATAAGATTAAATGCTGCCTTACCTTTTTTTAACGCTTTTCTTTCCTTTGTCTTTGCCAAATTACTTGTCCTCCTTAAAATTAAAAAATTATGTAAATATTGTTAATAAAACAATCTATCTAAACGCCCAAATGGACGGAACACCGAAAATAAATTTATGTAAAAATCTATCTTCAACAGTGATTTTTGAGCATAAAAACCCAAGGGTATGCTGTTCTTCCACCCGTATTTATATTCTCTATTTAGTTTTGATTTTTGGAATTTTTGAACTGAATTGTTCAAGACTGATTAGATATTATCTAAGATATTTCCTGTTACTTCATACATTTCCAAATCATTTAATTCACACCATGATTCGAAGTTATCTCTCTGAACATACCAACCAACATTCATTCCGAGAAATTCATTCTCACCATTCCCGTAAGAGACTACATTATATAATTCTCCATTTAGAATGTCGTTTTCAAAGATTAACTTACCATTCTTATCATGGCTGCCAGTACATCTACATAATGTCTTTGGATCTATTTCTTCAAAACCATCGGTTTCACCATGAGAATAGAATAGTGTTGCTGGTTCAAATATTATATGAATTTCTTTACCATACATATCTAAACCTTTTACATAATATCCACAAACCCATTGACCACTACTAATGCTCTTTGCTTTACATAGCTGTGTATCTAAATTCTTCATTTTCCACCACTTATATTCTCTATTTATACAGTAATTCTTACTTTGATAAGTCTATATGGCTGATAAGCGTTTGGATATTTCTCTCTATCCACTTTGCTGATAAACATTTCATATGGTCTAATCCATACTCTCTGATCCTTTAAACTCTGATATACAACCATCTTTTCTTCTGTTTCCGTATTAGTTCCAATGACAATAATCTTATAGAAACCACCTTTGAAATGTTGTACTGTGTCTCCTGGTTGAAAATCTCTATCATACATGAATAAATCATCTACACCATTTGATTCCATATGTCCCAATATCTGAACATTCATTGTGATAAATTCACCATGTTTCAGAAGTTCTTCCTTTTCAATAAGAGCCACATTATCAACTAAATAATCATTCTCTTTTTCTTCACAAGTAACAATCTGTCCTGACTTCCAATTATTTGCAAAATCTTCATTAAATCTAAACTGTGACACTTTTCTCACCTCCTCAAATTTCACAAAGAAACAGTGATTTATTTATATGGTAATGTTTTTAGCCACTTGTTAATGTCTTCTATATCCATTTCTTCTGTCGTAGTTGTATTTGGGTAATAGAATGTAATGCTATCTCTACTTAACCCTTCATCAAGTAACTGTTTCAATACAGACAATGTATTTTCTACACCAAGATGATAAGCTTGTTTCTGATCTTCATTATCAAATGATTTGTCTACACTTTCATTTGCTGAATCTATAACCATTTTCACTTCATTCGGAATATTGCATCCCCAAAACTGTATATCATCTTCAAATTCTGCAAACATAATTTTCCTCCTTTATATATTTATTCTCTATTCAATTTTCATTTTTATTGGAAATTGTGACTCGAATGAATCATAGATAAGTTAGATTTACTTGCTAAATAAATATTCATCACATTTAAAGCCGTTTTTATTTAACCAATCGGATACTAAATGACGATGACAAAAATCTGTAGGCTTTTCATAGCAAATCAAAGCAATGTCATTTTCTCCAACATTATATCCATAGCAAATTCTTGAAAAATCTAAGACAACATCAGTAGCGTTTAATTTATTTAATACCTGCTCATTAAAGCACTTTATATAATAATCATTATCATGATTTTCTTTCCATTCCATAAAGAAATTGTATTTTGGTGCAAGTTTTTTATACTGTAAGCCTGTATACCAATCAGGTGCTTTTCCACAAATTGAAATTGGAATTATATTATCTGGTAACGATTTAAGCTTTGCAAAATAACTTGTATATATCACATTCTCACCTCCAATTATATATTCTCTGTTTTAATCACAATACACATAATTACAGCTATTGGATTCAATATTTTCTAAGTCAATAATCATTTCGCCATCTTCATGATATCTATCAATTTCAATATTAGAAATTTTAATAGAAGTGTCTGTCATTTCTACAATATTTCCTATGTAGTGATCATGATGATTTGTCACTTTATTGAATAACGTAAATGCAATATCTTCACCAACTCTAAAGCTTTTCTTGTTATCTGTTACTAATGTTCTTACTGTTTTAATGTTGTATTTCACAATCTCACCTCCACAACCAAGAAATGTCAGATTCATTGGCTTTAAAAAATACCATTTATTATCAAAATATTTGATAAACGGCTAAGAACCATAGCCTCTATCCAATTGTTTTGTGAACCTTTGGGATTACCTTTCACTTGGATGTTACAGGAATATTCAAGTTAATTACTCTCGAATATTCCTGTAACATATAAATCACACTCTTGGAAGAGTGGAGTGCTTAAACACTCCATAAAACACCCAAGGTTTTATATAAAATTATTCACCATTTACCAGCCTTGCAGATGCTTACAGCCAAATACAACTATGCTAAACTGTATATCAAGGTTTTGATAAATCTTTACAACTTTACTATTTACTCTTTTAACTTTGACTCATAATTTAAACTTTGAACTTCTGAGCGTTGTTATTTGAGTCTTACAACTTTAAACTTTACAGCACACACCTATCATTATCGTAGGCAATCTGATAATTAAAGTATAATTTCATATTTGATGTTATACATATCAGCCAATGGTTTCACCATTATCTTGCCGAATTATGTACTGTAGTAAGTTGAAATTATACAAATCATATAAATTAATCATCTTTTATCAATTCAATAATTTGCATTTTTTATTATTTTGCAGATTTCTTTTTCAGCTTTACATAAGTCTATATCTGCAAAAGACTGATGAGTTGTAGTTTAAAGTTTTCGGTAAACAGTGAATAACTTCTAATTAACTATTCTCTCTTTAATAGTTAATTTCAATCTCTGTTACAGCATTTGATGTGCTAAGTGAAGCATCTACTTCTGCTTTGAAAGATGCAATGCTCTCTTCTAATGTATTAATTTTGTCTAAAATCTTAATAGGATCAATTAACTCATATGAATTTGCATTGATAAAATCTTTCTTTGTCTTCTCGAAATCATCTGTATTAGTCTTGCCTTCCTTAGAACCGTAAATGCCAATTACATACTGTTCTGCTCTCTTTTCAAGGTCATCACCGTTCTGTTTGAGGATTTCAGCCTGTGCCTTATCATACTGTTTCTTTAATGCGGCTAACATCTTCTCATCAAACTCTACACCATGATTCTTCATTTCAATAGCTTCTGCCACTGTGTATTCAATACCATTAATAGAAACCTTTGTTGTAGCATTTGATAAAACAACTGCTCTCTTGATTGCATTTCTTCTTTTAATAAGGTCTGTTGCCTTGTCGTAGTAGCCCTGCATAACGCCTTCATATTCCTTAACTGGCACACCCTTAATCTTTTCATTGGAATGCTTGTTTGCTACACAATAAGTACCACCATTGATTGCAGAAATAATTCTGTCATCTACGATTTTTAACTCTGCAAGTGCCTTGTGAATTGTCATCTTTTCTGTTGTCATAATGTTCTCTCCTTTTTAACTTTGAATTTTAAACTTTATATTTTAGGCTATCGCCTTGTTACACTTATATATTCTCTATTTCGATTTAAAAGAATTTCGAATTTACGTTTTTACAGTTCAATGCCTTCCATAGCTGCCCTATCAGCTAATACAGTCATATAATTAACCATATATTCAAACTGATTATTGTATGTATTTCTTGGACAAGTAGGAGTAAAATCTAATTCTCCATTATCCCATTTATCAAGTATCTTCTTCAATCCATTTACTCGAATCTCTAACTGATAATACTCAGCTTTAAACCTTTCCTTATAGTCGTTGCTATTCATCATTTCTACTGTATCTTTTAATGTCATTTTAATTACCTCCACTTTAATATTCTCCAAATATAATTACCATCTGCTTGTATATCTACTATCTATAAATAACTCTTCCTTTGGTCTTGGATTCATTAAGTCACTGCTACTTAATTTAAGATGATCACCATAATATCCACTCCACGAACCACAACCTCTTACATTTACCTCTCCATCAAAACAGATACGAGTAATTCTATAAGCAGGGTGCTGACAACATTGCCAGTAGCTGATTTTGAAACAGTTGTCCGTATTTACATTCTCTAAATGTTTTGGTATAGAATCCCAAATCTCACACTCGTCATTGATTTGTTTTAATGTATATCCATGCCTAAGCATCACATTAGCTCTCTCAATTCTTTTGTGTCTTGTTTCACAAGCTAAAGCATCTTCAGGTGCATCAAATAATTCTCCACATTCAGAACATCTATATTTAATTACTTTCTCCAATATTTCACCTCCTCACAAGAAATCGAAAATTCTTGTGCTATTCTTCGTTATAATACTGAGCTAGTGATTCTCCATACCACTCCCAGTTATCAACTCCACCTGCTTCTAATGCACTTAATTTTCTATCTCTATCAAGTAAATCCTCATACTCTTCTTTGCTAATAGTCTTATTAGAGTCTTTAACCTTGACAGAATTGTTACCAATTAAATTACATAATTGTGTTGTTGCATCCTTAACCTGTCCAATTACTTCATTTCTTATAGAACTATACAAATTTTCATATAGATTCTCGCTCACTTCGCATTTAATAATATTCTGTAATGAACTGAGACGTTCTGGATTTTTAGATAACTGATTTTCTACATAATCATTAAATTTATCAGCGTATTTATCACCGACTTCTTTGATAATCGAATCATAAACTCTTTCCTTGATTTCATTTTTTATCTCGTCTTTTAATTCTCTTTCGTCACTGTATGTAAGTTCTATCTTTGATTTAATTTCACTCTTTATCTGATTGATAGCATTATCTTTTGCAGCATCAAAATTCATTTCTTCCAATTCTCTAATAACACCTTGTTTAATTCCTTCAAACACCTCTTCAAAATCGAATTCAAATTTTAGTGGTGTACTCATCAATATCCTCCTTATTCGTAAGTATTACTTTACTTGCATATTTCACAACATTTTCACTTGTTTCGTTATCATCTAAATATTCTCTGTAAGCATCTTCACAATGCGCACCTTCGCACCAATAATATCCATTTGGTGTAATGCACGATTTATGTTCCCCATAATCGGTTGCTGAACAATATTTACACAAACTTTCCTCGTCAGATAACTCATCAAAAGTCTTTAACATATACACCTCCTAGATTCACAATTTACATTTTGTTTACAGTTATATATTCTCTACTTTTCAGAAGATTTCTTTAGCTCTACTAATGCATCATCCAAATCCTTAACTGTATGAATAGCTTCCTTCATACTATTCATACCAGCAACAGCACTTGAAAAAGCCTTAATACTTTCAAATTCCATCTCTGAAATAGTTTTTAAAACATCAACTAATTTCATATCACCAATTCCAGATACCTTTGCTGCATTTTCAATTGTTTCTTCTTCATTGACAAGTAAATCAATAAACTGTCTTACTTTATTATTCTCCATCGTTTCAATCTCCTTTATATGTTCTTTTATTTTTTGTTTTCCTACATGACTTGGATACCCAGAATATGAAAGTGCCTTATTTATCCACCACAATGTCTGTTCATCTACATCATCATATTTTTTCATCTCTTCTACTAAATTTCCGATATGTAACACCTCATTTCGTTTCTCTCCAACTAATACTGTAATATGGTTCATTGTACTGAGTACCAGTTTCAACTTTATAACCAAGTTCCTCTAATTTCTTTCGTGTTTCAGGTTTTAAACAGCCATCTTCACTGATTGAAAATTTGCCATCTGCAATTGCATCTCTAATCAATTTTGATAACTCTGCTAATTGCTGTGTAGTGTAACTATCAATTGCATTGTTTGTCATTTTATTTGCTTCTGATGCAGACGGAATAACATTCTTTGGTGGCTGAACTTCTGGCATAGGTATATTAGAAGTAACTGCATCTTCACAACAATCTATATCGCTACAGCCTAAACAAAATTTATAACTTCTGCTAGTTATTGGATACTTACAAGTCATTTATTTCACCTCCCAAGGAAACCGATAATTCTTCTTAATCATGGATATCAAGCACTGTAAGAAATCCATCCATATTATCTGTTATAGCCTGTTTATATTTTTCATCGAATTTTTCATCTTTGATAATATCTTTACCATTCCATGAATCTCTTGCAATGGCTGAACCATCAGGAAGAATACATATGTAACATCCAAGCTTGCCAATATTTAAAACATCACTTTGCTTTGCTCCATCAACAAGAATATATCCATCGCCAAAACCCATGTTCATGAACCAATCTTCCTCATGATACATCCATTCAGGTGTAATATTCTCTTTTAATGTTGATAAAAGACTTGACCAAAACAATCTGCCGTTTCTATCTTGTCTGTCATAGTAGCCCCAATTATAATATTCTCTGTTTGCAGATCCTTCTTCATCTACTTTTAGTTTTAATTCAGCCTTGTACCTGCCACCAATTTGGTAGTAATCCCATGTAAAAACTGGATAATCAATCTGTTCGTCTTCTTCATCTGAGCCATATACAAGTTCTGAATTGTATGGCTTCATAATTGCTGCAATTTTATTCTCACTTGGTAATTCTTTTGTGAGTAAATGAACGCAATAATGCATTTAATTTTACCTCCTACTCTTATATTCTCCTTTTAAATTTCCGCAAGAAAAACCGATATGCCAAGTCTACTCTTCCTCATCAAAACCACAGATTTTACTAATATCTTCGAGGAAATCTTTTTCATCAGGAAGGCTACCAAGACTATATTCTGTAACAAATTTAACAGGATAATATTCTTTGGGATTTTCTCGATACTCTTTCTCTGCAATCGGTGTTAAAAAATAGAATCTTTCAGATTCATCTAGTGGCTCTTTATTAAAACCTTCGTATACTTCATAAGTATTCTTATCCAAATCAATAACATAAGCCCACTCACAGAAAAGGCTATCTGCTGCAAAGTTTAATGAGTTTTGCAACTTTGTTTTATTCTTAAACATAATTAACTCTAAAATATCTCCACCTGTATCTCTTGATAATTCTGGATAAAACTTCTGCCAAGAAAATCTTGGATTATCCTTCTTTGCTTCATCAATATTCTTATTTATCTCATCAAAATCTTCCTTAGACAAATATGTACAATCATTCACTGCATTTCTTAATTCGTTAATATTTATCCCTTTAAGATATTTAAGCAACTGTACGCCTAAACCTTCAGGATACCCATCCCACTGTCCATACTGTGCAACTTTATATTCGCCATTACTATATACAATTGTTAAATTTCGTGTTCCCATTTGTACCTCCTGTTCTTATATTCTCTGTAAAAATTTTCAAAAGAAACGAATCTTTCTTCCTATCTATTCTTTTTATAATCCTGAACCAAGTTACCACAGCATAATGGTAATTCTGCTTTAGCAGCTACATCTACAACTACCTTTAGACCACAACTCTCAACCTTTTCTTTAATCTTATTCATATTCTCCCAATTCCACTGAATTGCATCTTCAAGACCATGCTCCTTAGTAGCTGTCGTTGTATTAAGAGGTGTAATTTTAACACAAAACACATTCGGATCAAGACCATATAACTTGTTTGGATCAAGTTCCCATCCTGCTCCACAAATAAAATTCAGAGTGATAAGTCTATTGTTATTCGGCATATTATTAAATTCTTTCTTCATCTCTTCGATAGTTACAACATCAGCACCACCAAACAGATACTTTCTCTCATCTTCATTTGTGCTATTTGTTGAAATTTGAATGTGCATAAATCCGTCAAGATACTCTTTTACAGACATAACTTCGTCCTTCAGAACATCAACTGGACTCTTACCAAATACTTTCACTTTAGGAAGAATTGTGTTGTAGCAAGGCAAGAAAGTAAATCCTTCTCTATAAGTTTTCATATCTCTCATTACCTGTAAAATATTTTTCCAGTTATATTGTGGTTCTCCCATACGTGCAAAGCCCACTTTAATCTTGTCGCTCTTTGTGACCTGTGGATGCTGATTAAATACAAATTCAAGCTGTTCCCACATTTCTTCTGTAGAAAGATTTCCGTGAAATCCTAACTCTGGTACTAAACAGAACTGACAATGCTGTGGACATCCGTACTGTGTACTAATCGCTGTAAGCCACTTTTCCTCAAACGGAACGAGATTCTTTTTAATCAAATCTGCATCATCTGTCATAATGATTTCCTGAGATTTTCCTTTTGTATTTACATCCTGCATAGAAGTAGTTTCAATGTAGAAATTCTTTTCTTTATTATAAAGAACATAAACACTACCACTTGGATATGCGTACTCTTTTACTAATTCAAAATGTTTCATTTTTAATTCTCTCCTTTGTCTCATACAAAATTTTATAAGCTGCACTCAAACCAGCTCTATCGTCTAACATAATGTTGTAATAGATTTTATTGCCAGTGAAAGGGATATAAGGTGGTGAGTCATTTATGTAATCAATATGAATTCCAACCTCTATACATTTATTCTCCATAAATTCAAATTTTGATTCGTCACAACATGTACTGAGAATCAATGTACATCCCATATCTTTACATTCTCTTAATAGAGTAATAACTTTGTCATACCTATATCCTTTGTCATAGTAATCAAAAATTGTATTATCAAAATCAAATGCAATTATTATTCCATTGTGTAGTTTCCAATTTTCAACCAAGCGATCTATACACATATCATCATTAAGATATGGATCAACCACAATATTGTTCAATTTCTTCATATTTCTTCATCCACACCTTTCTATCATTCTCTGTATAACCAAAGAAATATGGATAAAGCTTGTTATTGGTTGTGAAATAGTAATGATGATATTCACCATCTGGTAGGAACATAACACCTGGAATATTGATGGTGTTTTTGATATTTAAGAAGTTCTGATATGCATTTTTATTACCAAACATCTGTCTAAACGTAATCTGCTTAACACCAATATTGTGCATCTTGTTTATATAATCAAGACAATCTTCTGTAGTCATTCTTTCATTTAGTACATTAATAACTCTCAACTTAGTAGTTTTCTCAATCTCAGGTAATATGACTTGCAATCGTTCCATTGCTCTTGTATCGTAAGGCTCAATGCTTAAGGCAATCTTTCTAAACTTTTTAATCAAATCCATATCTGTAGGAAGAATACGAGTATGTATATCTAGCTTCTTTCCATATTTTGTAGCCAGTTCATACATATGATTGTAAAAATCAATATTATTCTGCCAATCATAAAATGGATCTCCACCACCTGATAAATTAACAGTAGGTGCATTTGATTCAGAAATACACTTCTCTAAATGCTCCCAATCTATTTTATTTTTATCAGTTACCGCATTTTGCAAAATTGGATGATGCTTTGTAATACAATATTTACAATGGCAATCACATCCAAAATTTGTTATCACAGTAAACCCTCTGTTCTGCTCTGTATACATACTCTATATCCTTTCTATTTTATTTACATTTATTCTCTCAATCTATCTAATACTCTCATCAAAACATGTCTTGTAAGATTTTTAACATCACCACTATAAAGTCCACATTCAATGTCACAAGCCTTTAGAACTTCATCAAGAGTTTTATTCTTCTCTTCTTTTATATTGTAAGCACATTTCTGACTACCAAGAATCTGCATCACATCAGACTTCCTTACAAATCCCATTTCAGATGGCAGCTTAGATAATTCTTTTCGTAATACTGTTTTATCAATTAACTGTCCCATATGTTATTCTCCTATCTTATCAGCGACTTTTGCTTCACATATTCCACAGATACAGCCATTTTTCTCATCGTATTTTTCAAGTTTACTAATGAGATTACTACAACACCAGCTTGATTCATTAAGATGAAATTCAATCATGTCATCATCCCAATCCGAAGGAAAGTCCATTGGAAGATTTATTGTCCACTGTATAGTTTTGGTTTGTCTGTCTGCCATATAGTTATTCTCACATTTCTATCTTCTGACCAACGAATTTCTGAAGCTGTTCATTTACATCATCAGGATAAGTTTTTACAACATAATCAGTACAAACATGAATTTTAGTAATAACACTA